TAAATCTTTCCAGCGTGCCCGTAAAAAAATAAAACTCGACCCCTGGCAGATAGAATTCAAGAAAACCAAGGGCGACAAAATTTTATGTTGCGGTCGCCAGGTCGGCAAGACCGAGATTTGTGGTGAGGACGCCGGCGATTATGCCGTAAACAACCCCGACACCCAGCCCGTTGTCATGATAGCCCCCACCGAACGACAAAGCCGAGCCCTTTTCAGTAAAACCTTATCTTATTTGCTTGAGGAATATCCCGACAAAGTCGTTCTTAAGGGCAAAGAAAAGCCAACCAATAACCGTATAATGTTAAAAACCGGCGTTGAGTTATACTGTTTACCTGTTGGTAAGGACGGTTTAGGAATCCGTTTCCTCACAATCGGCAGATTATATAAAGACGAATGTTCCCGAATCCCTGAGGCTGTTCACGAGGCAGTAGACCCCGCTTTATTGACAACCGGCGGCGACGAAATCCAACTATCAACCCCATTCGGTGCAAAGGGCACTTTTTTTGATACATTCAAGAATAAGGGCGGCGCTTTTTCATCTTTCACCAGATTCTCCATCACTAGCGAGAAGGTCATGTCCGAGCGTGAGATTTGCGAAACCTGGACAGAAAAACAGCGAGAAAAGGCTTTAAACAAGCTCTCTCAATCCAAAGCTCGTTGGAGCAAACGTCGGTACGCTCAAGAATTCCTTGGCAAGTTTGACGAAGGTTTGCACCGTTGGTTCACCGACAAGCTCATTTATGACACCTGCACCATAAAGAGACGCAGTCTTATACTTCATGACAGGAGCTACTTCATGGGCTGCGACATCGCCAGGATGGGCGAGGATGAGGGAACTTTTGAGATAATAGATAGAATCGACGAAGACACCTTAATTCATGTAGAAAACATCATAACAACCAAAAAGCTCACAAACGAGACCGAAGCCAACGTTTGGCGCCTAGACAAAAAGTACGACTTCCAGAAAATCTTCATTGACGCCGGCGCCGGAACGTTAGGCGTCTCAGTGTTCGACCATTTACTAGCGGACGACAGGACACGCGAAAAAGTCGTAGCAATCAACAACGCCGAGCGTCCTTTAGACCGTGAGGGAAGAAAGAAGAAAAAATTATTAAAAGAGGACTTGTACGACAATTTACTAGCATTAATGGAACAAGACAAAATCAAGTTATTAGATGACGAATCGGTTATTGACTCATTAATGTCTATCCAGTATGAGTATACCATGACTGACGGCGAGCCAACAAAGATAAAAATATGGGGAGATTATTCTCACATTGTTGAAGGTTTAATCCGTTCTGCTTGGTGCGTAAAATACAAAGATTTAAATCCAACGATATACTCTATTTCAGTGTAAAACAATGGCAGACAGCGGAACATTAGCAACAACGGCTCAAGTATTACTAGCCATAGGCGAGAACGCCGGAACGAACCAAACAAGCGAAACAAACACTAACATTTGGATTTTAATGGCAGAAAGCGAGATAGAGAAAGCGTTCGGACTTCTGGGCGAAAGTCCCGACCTCGTCGCAAGTTACGGAGAAATAACCGCAAGTTATAAACAATGGTTAGCCATAATTGCTTCACACAGGGCGGCTTTTTACGCAATAAGCCAGAACCAAAACAGCTGGCAACTCGCAACGACACAATCTAAACTAAATGTATGCGACGCAATCTGGAAAGGCTTCATTTTCGACCTAAAAGCTAACTCCTCCGAGATTGTGTCCCAGATGGGATTATGATGGTAATGGAACAACCCTTCACAACCGCAAGCCCGATTTTAGCCAATTATAACTGGCAAGACATAGAGGGCGGAACTGGTTATATAACTTTTTATTGTGGGAACACAAACAACGAAACAGACGAAACAAAGTATACCCTATCCACTCATCAAACACTATCACACGTTCAAGGAATGGGGGCTTATAATCGTCACGACCTCCCACCAGATAACGGGGTTATCTCAACGGCAAACTATGACATTAAAATGAATAAAAACATGACAATCAACGGCGATGTTTTAATAGATAATCACATAAAAATGTTGGAAAATAACTCCAACGGCAGTAGCACGGGGTACGTTACATTTTCATTAATAGATTATGATGGAACAACGGAAACAGTACTAGCAACAGCAGACACAGAACACCAAAATTTAACGGACGAATCCTACGAGCAAAAAAGCACATTATCTTTTAATATTGACAATAAAGTCATTGTTAGAGGACATTATTTAAGGCTAAAAGTAGAACTTTCCATTTATAACGGTGAAAATGGCTATATGTATGTTTGGCTAGCCGCTAGCCCCCTCGGGCTCGAGTATGCGGGAATGACTGATAACACAGAATTAAAAGTAAATATACCGTTCGATATTGAATTTTAAATGGCACAACTAAACTTATCAAAAGCAACAACCACGGAAATCTCAGTTCCGGACTTCATTGTCCAGAGCATGGCACTCGACACGGAAAACGTTTCGGGGGAAACCGTAACTTATTTTGATGAAGCAACGAAAAACATGGGCTACTATTCAGAAATCCCAGAAATCGCCAGCGCTGTTAATAGTTTGGCAACGTGGAGTTTCGGGAAAGGATGGGAAACACCGGACACTCTATCAGCTACAAGATTAAGGAATATAACCGGAAGAGGTAACGATACTTTTGAGTCTATCATGTGGAACCACGAAGTTATTAAATTGGTCGTGGGCGATTCATTTATGGAAATTGTAAGAAAAAGGAATAAAATATTAAACTTAATCCCAATATCACCGGAGAGAGCAAGAATTATTTCTAAAAGTGGAAGAATTACGAGGTACGAAATATGGAACGGCAAAGAATGGATTAAAAAGAAAACGACAGAAATTTTTCATTCTTCAAACAAGAGAATAGGCGACCAAGTCCACGGAACTTCACAGATTAACTCGGCTAAATGGGTCATAGACGCAAGAAACGAAGCTTTAATAACAAACAGAATTATAGAAAAAAGGGGCAGAGCATTAGGAATAGTATACTACAAAACAAACAACACCGGCAAAATAAACTACGCAAACAGTCAAATAGAAAAAGCCGTAAAAGATGGGCAAATGGTGGGACTACCGGAAGAAACAGCAAAAATTGAGGATTTCCCAACAAAACCATTATCCGAGCGGATGGACTGGATTAGGTATTTAGAAAACTTCTTTTATCAAATATTCGGAGTCCCTAGAAGCATAGCGACCAGTGATGGAGCGAGCGAGGTGGGCGGAATTAACGGACATTTAATATTTGAGCCTATATATGGTAAGGAACAACTAGACATGGAAAACGAGCTCTGGCAACAAATGGAAATAAAAATAAAATTCACTAGACCCCCAAGCCTGGCGCCAAAGACACAAGAGAACGCAGAAAAAAACACAGGACAAACCAGCATACAACCGGCGGAGGCGGAACCTAAACTTAACAGATGATGGCATACGATTACGGACAGGGAACAAAAATAGACGAACCCTTCAAAATACCGGAAAGAACACCACAAGAACAGTGTAAACTTGATGGCGGTGTTTGGGACGAAGAAACCCAAACGTGTATTAGACTTCCCAAAGAACCGGAAGAAAGGGAGCCACTCCCAACCATAGACATAAAGACCGGAGAATTGACACAACCCGTAGAAGGTGGAGAAAAACCTGGAATAACGCCAGAAGAAAGAAGAATGGCGGAGACAACAAGGGGAGTTAATATTATCACAGACGCAGAGGGCAGAGAGAGAATACAGACCAGGGAAGACCTTGAATTTGCACAAGCCGGCGGCGACCCGGAAACAGGGATGTTCATAGGCGGCGCAGCGGAAGGAATCGCTCAACAACAAGCCCAACAGCAAGCCCAACAGCAAGCCCAACAAGAAGCGTCGATTTATGCACAACAGGCAGGACAAATAAACTATCAACAACTACAATCACAAGCGGAAAAAGCGGAAAGAGATTTACTCCAGGCATTTTTAAAATCTGTCCCAAACATGGTACCGGAAATTATAACAGGGTTAGTGGGGGGAGGCGTCGCCTTTATTAGTCCGGAACCTATCAGCAAAACAGCGGGTTTTGTAGCCGTAGGAAGTGCGGTGAGGGGCGCTTATGGTGATTTTATGCGAGAACTTGAAGGACAAAAGGGCGAATTCTCAGGCACTCAGGAGATGAATTTAGAAGAAGGAAAACAGGTTCTTAACGACATTATAAGCGCTAGGAACGCTGGAGCAACAACAAGAGCTAAAGCAGCGACATCCTGGAACACGCAAAAAACAAGACTATATCAATCTTATTATAATCTACAAAACCAAAACATAAATAATAAATTTATTGGAGAAGACTTGACAAAGGAAATAGCAGAATTCGAAACTTATTTTTCTGGAGAATTTATCCAGCAAGGAGAAGAACTTAGGCTGGCGTTAACACTGCCAGACCCTTCTAGGCTTGAGGTCACGCCGGAATTGGAAAAAAGAGTTAGGGAGAAATTGAAACTATGATAGAACAAGAAATGCTAAACTATGGAGTCCTTGGACTATGGACATTATCCTTAATAGTTGAAAGGTACAGATGGCAAAAGTCACTAACTCAAGCAGTAAAAAACTTGACACTAGCAATAGAGAAAAGTTTATAAAGATTAAATTACTATATGACACATGAATGATAAACAAACAAATAAGATTGACACAAAGGGAGAGGAAGACAATAAGACTTCTGAGACTTCTGAAAAAACTCTTAACATCGTGGAAGAGGCAAGGGCTATTCGTGACGAGATTATCCAGCAAAAAGAAGAACTACAAAAAGAAAAGGAAGAACTCTCGAAACTACAATCTGAGAACCTTTTAAGCGGTACAACTGGCGGGCAAGTTCAAGAAAAGCCGGAAGAGATAAGCCCGGAGGAATATTCTAAAAAAGCATTATCAGGGGACATCGATGAAAAAAAAGACGAGTGAGCCGGAAATAGAGATATATAATGAAGACCAGCAATTCTGGGCAAACGTGGCAGAAAACGCCAAAGCTTCAATAAAACAGTACGAAGATGGCATAAAACTGGCAAAAGCTACAACAGAGATGGCAGAGCAAAAAATCAAAAGATTTAAATAGTTATTCGGTTAAGCGAATATATGGCAAACGAAGCAATCCTTAGGGTAAGGAGAAGCGACCCAATCGATTTTACTTGTGCAGATGGTGTTGCAATAGAAAAAGGAACACTTTTACAATTAACAGGAGACAGGACAGTAACGGCTACCAGTGCCGAAGGAGATTTCTTTATAGGCATTTGTGCGAGGGATAAGATAGCAAATGATGGGAGAACGACAGTCCCAGTATTTACGGACGGTATTTTTGATATTACAGTAGATGGAAGTAATACGGCAACATTGGCTCATCCTCAAAAAATGGACGGTGCGAACGTAATTTCGGACGCGGATGATGATAATATTGATAAAAAAGCGGAGGTCGTAGGATTGGCTTTAGAGGCAGGCTCAGCAAGTGAAGTCATTCAAGTCGATATAGGTATAAGATAAAATGGCAACAGTAGAAACAACAAACATTAGAGGATTAGACATTGATAAGATGATTAAGGGTTTTGCCCTAACTGAGTACGTTTTTAAAACTAAAGTATCACAATCCACAACGAACGGCGATAGTGTGAGATGGTACCAAGAGACAGCCTCAGATTTAACAGCAACTTCTCCTTCAAAACTTGAAACTTCTCCTTTATCAGGCTTCGAACAGTTAGAGGTAAGCTGGACAAGGAACACAAGTTATCCTATTAAATATGCAGTAGAAGGAACAATCTCCAGGGAAGATATACAGAGCGCGGACATTGATGTACTGGCTAGGACAATTTTAAGATTAACAAGGGCAATCGTTAAACAAGTTGATACGGTGATTTATAATGTAATCTCCGAGAATCAATCACCCTCAGACATAGGAACAGCGGCGGCAACGGGTACCGGCTGGGACGATACAAGTGCAGGAAATCCAATCTTGGACATAATGGCGGGGATACAGAACATAGCCGAGAACGACTACGACACTTCAGGGATTGAGGTTTGGATGAATCCTAAGAATTATAAAGATTTACTTAATTACGTAATCACAGTTAAAGGCTCAAGCATTCCAAGTTATGCAAGCGATAAAGTGCAAAGCGGAGTAGTAGGAACATTGGTAGGCACTAAGCTGGTTGTTAATAATAATGTTGTGGCTGATAGTGTTTGGATGGGGCTTCCTTCTAAGGCTTGCACATGGAAATCTTTCGAATCATTACATTCAGAAACTGAGAATATCATGGGGAAAGGAACTAAAATTGCAGTATGGGAGAACGGAGTAGCAATTTTGACAGACCCTAAAGCAGCGTATCTTATTACTGATACAGATACTTAAAATGACGAAAAAAAATTCTAAGAAACTTTATGAGCATTACGTAAAGATTGGATATATTGAGGCGGCAAAAAACTTGCTTGACAAATACCCAGAGTTTAAGCCAGAGCCTAAGCCAGAGTTTAAGCCAGAGCCTAAGGAAAAGCCAACGCCTAAAAACAAATAGAGTCCATAAATCTATCTGGTCATAACAGGACAGAAAACAACTTTTTATCTTGTTACAACAGGATAAAAAAATGCAATGAATAAATAATTTTATTAACTAGCTTTTCTAATATTTCTTATGACGCTCACGACAGATTTAGTATCTTATTATAAGTTAGATGGAAGTGCCGGGGATGTAATC